GCGCCAGAAAAATGACCGCCTTTAACGGCCACATCGTATGTGAGCCAAACATCAGGTATTGGAACCAGAACGCCCACGCCAGCGTCAGCAGCGAACAATATAAATACCTGTGCCACGGTTCGCCATACTCCTTAAACAATAACTTTCTCATACGCGCTCCTTTCGTTTGCCGCCGTTTTATCCGGCAACTGCCGCGCCGGTGGTAGTCAAGGGGTTGCGCCAAACATCGGTTCGATTAATCGAAATCTGGAGTACCCGCCCCCGTACCCTGCTATGTATCAGGTGAATTTGGCGAACCCCCTTTCCCATTTTTTTGGGGCTTTAACCGCAATCAAGGGTTCGCTTCGCCGTGCCGCCCTTGACTGCGGGAAACTTCCCTGTCTACGAGAGGAAGCCCCGGGAAGTTTAATTATTAAATGCTTTCTGTATTTGTTCTTGTCGGTAATCAAATATTTTGTCTATGCGGCGTTTCGCCCAATCTCGCGTTTTAATCAACTCTTGTTCATCATCTGTAACGCACAAACGGTTAATGTTTCCTTGAAGATAATCAACTTCATTTCTGAATTCATTAGCGTTCATTTCCTTTTACCCCCCCCTTGCGTATTATTCAAAATCAAGCTCCGATTGCTCGTACCCGTCTTCCGGGTCGTCAAGCGTCATCTTGCTTTCAAGCAGACTGTTCAACAGGCTTTCTAGATTCCTTATTACCTCGCCGTCTATCCCACCGTTCAAGTAATTAACACGCTTTGCGGCGGCTTCCCTCTCCGTGTGGTCACTGTCAGTATTCCATACACCGCCCGGCGTGCTGAATCCCACCGTATATACTCCCGGTTCGCTTTGTATATAAACCCACATGCTGCTGTTGCCCCCTTTCCCCTTGTCGAATTTTACGTAAAATTATTTTGACACTAAACGAGTGTCATATATTGATTATATATTACACTCATTTAGTGTCAATGTCTTTTTTAAAATCTCATTTAAATTCAATATAATTAACTAGAAAAGGTGATGAGCATATGTACGATGAAAAAACTACGACACAGCTTTCCGTTAGACTAACAGAAGAAATGTACAGAAGACTAGAATTAGAGGCTAAATCTCAAGCTCGACCATTAGCCAACTATGTTAGAGCAATTTTAATTGAACACCTAGAAACTCTCGACAGGCATAAAAATATAGCAGTGAAAAAAAAGGCTTGATAATAACGTTGTTCCATTTCCAAATGACCAGAGCAAAAAGACATGATGAAAGGTGAAAAGGTTGCGTAAAATAAAAAAGATAATTGAACAATATCTATTCGTAAAAGTTCAGTTTCGCGGAAGAGATAGCGAAGGCCCCGGCTTATCGCGCGCAGGTTCTTTAACCCACCGCGCACAGCCGAGGCCTTCGCACATGATGAAGGGGACGCTTCGCGTCCCCCTGACTATCTGCTTCGCGAAACTCCGTCCCCTTTTACGAATAGATATTGCACGATGCCCTGCCTTGCGCCCTTCTGCGTCCCATGGGACACCTCCAAAACAATTTTTTGATATTAATTCTGTCATAAATTATCAACCTCTCTATGGGGCGCTCCGCGCGTCTAATCGCCATCGCGTCGTTTAATTAAATTATCACTGTCGTATAACTGTTCACAGCGTGCGGCACTGTCGCTTGTAAATTGTATCTCATTTTCGACATCGAGTTCCGGCCCGGGCAGCTCATAGTGAGATACATCATATTGCTTTCCTGAACTCGTCTATCTTTAGCTTCATGCTGTTCGCCGCGTTCAGGAAATCAAACGCCATTCGCGACTTGCTTATCTTATCCAACAGGCTCTTAAGCTCGGATTTCCTGCAAGCTATCGTTTCATCAAGCTGGGCAAGATACGCCTCGCGTTCCGACCGCGACTTTTTAAAGTCAATGACGAGGTTCTCAAATTTCTGGTTGAACCCTTCGCCTTGGTATGATTCTACCACACTTAAGACCTCGTCGCTAATCCGTACTGATTTAAGATTATTTTTTTTCATATGCTTTTTCCCCTTGTCTTTTCCGGGGTTCTTTGATATTATAGACACGTTAGATTTAAGTTTTTAGTTGTCCGTTTGGACTGAGCGCTTCGTGCCTGGAGCGCTTATTTTTTTATCATCATTGGATATATCAAAGAGAACCCTGTCTTTGTTCATATAGCCGTAAACCATGTCGAGCAGTTCGCCCTCGGTACAGCCGCAGCGCTGACAGATGAAGTTTACAAGGCTGTATGTTTCTTCTTCTTCGAAGTCGTTTTCGACTTCATCGCTTATGTTGTAGAGCAGCCCCCAGGTCGAGGTCTGGCGCTTGTTTTTCAGCGTAAAGTACGCTTCCTCAAACAAGGTCATATTGACTGCGCTGCCATCGTCCCTGCCGAAAATTTTGCCGTCTACCTTCATGATGTACTTCAAGGACTCGCAGACGGCTTGTAAAATACCGTTCTTCCGGCGCTCTGAAACCTTTCGTATGTAGACGTTGCCGTTCCAGTCCATATCCGGCTGGCCTTTGCTGTTCACGACTTCGCGCCCGTTGTGGCCGACGATATTATGCCAATCCCGGGAGAGCCAGTCATAATCCTTGATAAACTCGCCGGAACGCTGCATTACAAGGCAATGATAATGAGGGTGCCACTGGCCGGACTTACTGCCGATTTTTACTTCCAAAGAGCGCACCCCGCCCGGAAAACGGTCTTGCCAAAAATCCCGCCTTTTTCGGCTGTTGCTGTTATACAACGCCCTGTATGACGTTTCCAGCATTTCCAGCGGCTCCGTTAACGGCATAGCGTCCCTAACGGTGAAGTTCAGCATAGAAACGAAGTTGCCTTCGGCATACCAAGCCTCAAAAATCGGGACGAGCCGTTTGACCCAGCAAAGCAGTTTCTTGTGCATACAGTTCATGCACCAGCGCACTTGACAGGACGTATGCCCTTTGAAATGCTTAGTTCCGCAGCCGTTGCACTTAGCAACCTTTACAAACTCGCCGCAGCGGTCAACCCTTATGGCCTGGTCTTTCTCGCCGATTGACCATAGCGCGGGCTGTACCTTTTCTTCGTTAATGCGCTTGTAATACTGGAATCTTACCCATTTGTCGGCTGTAATCATTCTCACCCCCTTTGACAGAAAAAAAATAAAAGATATTTCAAAAACCGGTTTCAAGGTTCAGTAAATATTGTTACAGTTGTGTTACATTGTTTTTGGGAATCCTTGTTTCATGGGGTTTGTGAAAGGTTTTCAACCTCACTTGTTTATATATTATTAAATAAGATAAGGAAGAAACTCGCTTCGCTCGTTTCTGTCCTTACCCCGGGCATGGTTTACGAAGCCTTTCTCTGGCCCTTAATCGGCGCGGTTAAAAAAGCGTGAATGAAACTGTCACGTACCCGGCTATGCCGACCCGGGCAGGGCCCCTCCGCTCGCACGCTCGCGGTGTCCCCACCCGAGCCGACACAGCCGGAACGTGTTTCATCCGCGATGGTTGTCCCGTGCTGCTCTCCGCCGAATAACATCATCGTGTCATACAGTCTGCCGTATTTGCGACGGTATACGAAGAACTCCGAGCCGCATTTCTCCCTCATCCCATACCAAACCGTGATGGCTACAAACAGCTTGATATGCAGAACCGTAAGAATAAAGCCGATTGTCCTAAAGTTATTGGCTTTCCTGTGCTTTATGTCATATTCGACGAACGCCCGTATCTGCCGGTCGACTAAACGGTCGCTCTGACTTACCAATATTACGTTATAACCGTAGTGGCGATGCGTCATAAAGAAGTTAATCCAAGCTTTACGGTCGAACGCGCTATGGTCGCGGGAGTTAAACATTATCCCGGCCTCGTCTATGACTATAAGTGACTGCCCTTCCTTACCAGCCTTGTGATTCTTACGGGCGTAATCAAGTAGGTACGGGACTGTTATCAGGTCGTTGGGAAGGTATGTAAACGCGCCTGTCTTACGACGGCCCTTTTTCGTCACCATGTCCATATTTACAGGGAAGTTAGCTATTACTGACTTTTTGCGTATGGTAAGTTCGTCCATAATCTCGCGGGCAAGGTGCAGGGATTTACCGCTGCCGCCCGTTCCGCTGTACAGTTTAATCATGAAATCACCTTAGCCCAGCGCATGATGATTGACACAAGGTAATAAATCATTATTGAAGTCACCCATACTGCAAGGATTGAAACCATTTCCGAAATCGGTACAAAATAATTCAAATAACCCAGCATTTCAGAACCTATTCTTGACTGAATAGACTGTATCGCGTCCCTAAACGGACTGTTCGGCAGTATCGAAACCGCAAGGTTTACAGCGTCCACCAGCCCATCAATAAACATGTTTAATATCTTCGTAAACATTAGCTGCCACCACCCCATATGTATTTTTTGGTCACGGAAATAAGGCCCACGATAAACAGAATCAATAAGCCCGTTCTAACTATATTTCTTAGTGATTCAAATTGCTTGAAATCAAGGGTAATCTTTCCTGCGTGTACACCGTACCGGCTTTCTGCAGAATCGGGAATCAGCTGAAATTCAAAGATGGGTTCTTTCGGAGGAGCCGCCAAGACCTCGAAGAACATGTAAACGTCCTTTGGAATTGAAAATGGGAACTTATCAAATACGGCTATACTGGAGAATCTATCCCAGTGTATCGTGTCTTCGGCGGTCACTGCGTCTGATATTGCTTGCGCTATGGACGCGGGCAGCGAAACTATCTTGTCCCATATGCCGGAAAGTGTATCGCCTATACCTGATACTTTACTGCTTATTCCATTTACCGCGCCTAAGATAGCGCCTAGCAGTCCGGCAAGTTCTCCGTCATCTTC